TTGTGAACTTCACACCGTCTCGTGGAAATGATAAACATTCACGTGTAAATGCTGTTGCACCTTTGTTTGAATCTGGTATGATATGGGCGCCTGAGCAGAAATTCGCAGATGACGTTATTGAAGAATGTGCTGCGTTTCCGTATGGCGATCATGATGATTTAGTCGACTCGACTACACAAGCAATCATGCGTTTTAGACAAGCAGGGTTATTACAACACCCTGAAGACTACGTGGATGAACCACGTGAGGAACGTAAAAGGAATTATTACTAATGGCAGGCATAAATTTTGTTAGAAGATGGGTCATGAGTCAGATGACAAAAAAAGCTGACGATGGTATCATGATAACTTTACCCGATTCAAGCAAAGTAGATTTAAACGTTAATATTACGATGGATAGATTACTACGTAATGGTATTGATCCAGATGCATTTACTAATCCACAACAAGTAGATAATGCAATCAACATGATTAATAGCAGAATGGTAGAAAGAGCTATTCCTGCAAACTCTGCAGAGGGTAGAGAGATTACAGAAAAATTATTTGGCAAACAAAAAGCACCGGTGTTTGATCTTGAAGGCAATAGAATTCCAGAAGGATCAGGGATCATGGGTGGTAAGTCCATAAAAAGTTTAATGGAGTCTGGTCAAGTTAGTAAAGGTGCCAGAGGTATGAAGAAAAGTAAAAAAGTTGAAGACAGAGAAATGTTTCAAGCAGCTAATAAAAGACTTACTTCAGATGTAGACAGTATTATTAATAATATAAAATCTATGGAACCAATCACTGCTATGAAAGAAGCAAACTCTGTAATAGCTAGAAAAGGTAAATATAAAAATTTAACACAAGAACAATCTAAAAAAATATTACAAGACACAGAAGATCATATCTTTGAAAGAGATATACCAGAAGAAGATTTTGCAACAGGCGGACGTGCAGGTTATAAAAGTGGTAATTCTGTTTTGGATCAAGCTTTGGCTGTAGCTTCAGTCCCTTACAATTTTGCAAAAGGAATGGTTGGTAACGTTTCAAACCCTGGAGCAGTAACAGATGTATCATTAACAGGTGCTCAAACAGATTTTTTAGATAGTATAGCAAAATCAAAAGGACCTAGTGGCACTATTGATTACTCAGACTATGGAGGACCAACTAAAACTTTTAGTGGAATTAGTGGTATGAATCCAATGCAGGCTTCTTTAGCTACAACAATGGGAGGAACTGGTTATAATACAAATACAGATGGAAGTATTAATTATACCGGAGGTGCATATGATTTTAATAAAGGAAATGTTGTTACTGATTTTATAGACAAAGGTGGAATATTAGGAGCAGTAGATAGATTTGGAGATGGTGCAATAGGAAAAGTTGGAGCAAGTATTTATGATGCAGTTAATCCAGAAGAAGATTATGATTTTTCAGGGATAGAAGGTCAAACAGCGGGACTTGGTGTTATATCAGGTGTAACAGGAGTATTAAGTAAAATTTTTGGACCAAAAGCAGCAGCAGTTATTGTTAAAAAAGGTAAAGATAAAATAAAATCAAACATTGGTAAAAAAATTCTTAAACCACAAATAGATAAAGCAATTAATAAAATTAAAACTAAAACTAAAAAAACTACTACAAATAATAGTGGCGGCGGTGGTGGATCTAGTCAAGCTAATGTTGGTGGTGGAAATACTGCTAAAAATTCTTTAGGACAAACTGCAGCTCAAGCAACAAAAGCTGGAACAGGAACATCTCAAGGATACTCACAACACTATGCAGATGGTGGACGTATTGGTTTTGATGATGGAGATCGCGTAGGTCAACAAAAGAGAAGTTATCGACCAGAAGATTTTAACGAAAAGTTAGGAATTTTCTCAGATGGTACAAAAATTTCTAATGAGCCAATGCTAAAAACGCCAACAAGAAATCCAGAAGGTATAACTTCTACGATCCCTATTGAAAAAAGTTCTTCTCCTATTGAAAATAGTTTTGCTGCTCCAAGATTTATGGGTTCTATTTTTGATTTTACAAATATAAACGACAAAGAAGAAACGGAAAGTAAAGCAACAGGCGGACGTGCAGGATTCATGGCAGGTGGTATGGGCCGTAGAGCATTTTTAAAATTGATGGGTGGAACTGGTGCAACAATAGGTGCAGCGAAATCTGGAATATTTTCTGGGTTTGGTAAAGGAGCCGGTAAACAAGTTGCAAAAGAAGTTGTACAAAAATCAACAACTACACCTCCTCCATATTTCTTTAAGCTTGCAGAAAAAATTAAAATGTTAGGGGATGATGCAACAGCTACAACAGATAGAACTATTGCAAAAACATTAAAGTCTAAAGATGGTAAATCAACATATGTATTAGAAGAAGATGTAACATCTGGAGATACAATTATTAAAAAAATTAATAAAGAAGGTGACGAGATGATCACTGATGTAGAAATCATGGAACTTAAAAAAGGTGAAGTTGTTAAAGGTAAAGATGGTAGACCTGTTAGAACTCCTGATGAGTATGAAGAAGTTACAGAAGCTAATGCTAGAATTGAAGGAGATACATTTAATGATCCTTATTATTCAGATGGAATTGAGATAGATGATATACTAAGAGAAGTAGATGATATACCTGTACCAAAAGCATCAGGCGGTATCGCTAGAATGTTAGGTGAGTAATGGATCTCTTTAAAAGAATACAAGACCTAAGCAGCCTATACGATGACGATGGTCCAAGCGCCATGGTCCCTGAATCACGACCCATGTTTAATGATGGTGGACGGACAGGTTTTTCTGAAGGAACTGATATAGAAAATTTAAGTAAAGTACATGAGGAACTTAGAGGTAAATACCCCGGTGTTCAAATTAGATTTAATAAAGTTATAGGAAGAAAAGGAAGACCTTCTCTTTCCATTAACACAGAAACTTCTTACAAACCTCTTTTGAAAGATTTAAAAAAAGTTTATTATGCTAATGAATTAGAAGATTTTAAAAAACAGGTCACTAAAGCTGCAGAAATTTTAGAACCTGAAATGAAAAAATCAGCAGAAGCTAAAAAGAAAAGAACGTCTAAACTAGGGTTGTATGAAAGAGAAGGAGCTTATGGAGATAGGAAAACTGTTGTTAAGCAAGTTAATCAAATTATAGAAGATATTGCTTCTAGTAAAAGACCTATAACTGATGTTTCAAAATTAGTTCAAGGAAAACTAATAGATTCACCCATAAAAAAAACAAGTAATTTTGTAACTATAGATTCTAGAACTGGAAAACCTTTATATTTAACAGAAAAAAATTTAAAACTTTATAAAGAAAAAATTTTTCCTAAACTATCTAGTATTAAATCAAGATTAGGAGCAAAAGCTGTAGCACCAGATGTACTAGAAGGTTTAAAAAATTTGACTGTTGATAATTTTGATGCTTTTTATGAAAAAAACCCTCCTTTTAAAATGAAAATAGATATGCCTAAAAATATAGGAGAAAAAATAATTTCTACTTTAGAAAGACACTCTACTTTGGGTGGAGAAAAATTTAAACTAATTTCAGGTGAAACTTTTAAAAATTTTAAAATAAAAGATTTAAATACAAATGAAATATTAACTGCTGATAAAGTAAATGAATTAGTTGAAAAGGGAGATCCTAGGTTTAAAGAATTTAAAAAAGTACAAGATCAAGTCAATAAGTTAAAAAAAACTGAATATATAAATCCAGTTACAAAACAAAAAACAACTTTGTTTAAAGCTCTACAACTAGCAACAGGTGATTTATTTCCTATTCATATTGATCATATTAAAGGTGTAAGATCAGAGCCATTAAAATTTTTAAACCCTTTACTTTCAAAAACAAATATTGGAAAAGACACTGCTCAAACAGTAGATGAGTTAAAAAAAATAGGAGCTCGATCAGTTTTACCTGGAAAAACTTATGCACAGGGAGCGGTTGTGTCCTTTGATAAAAAAACTAATGATTTAATTAAATTTGCAAATAGAAAAATTTTACAAACGGAAGCTAGTGGATTTGAAAAACCTAAAACAGTTAAAAAAATTTTAAATATAGAAAAAAATATTTCAGCTACACAATCAAAAGGCATAGCTAAAAAATTAGCTGACTCTGGTTTTGAATGTATTCTTTCAAGAAAATCAGGTGGAACAATTAATTGTAATGACCCAAGAGCTTATACACAATCCATTAAAGAAAATATGGCCAGAGTACAACAAGGTGATAACGCTTCTGTTGCAAAAGTTAATAAACTTGGAAAAGCTATGAATGGTTTTAAAGGAGCAGCTAAATTTACAGGATGGGGTTTATTAACTGAACTAGGTTTTGCTGCACCATTAGCAGCTGTTGATTATGCAAAAGGTGCAAACAAAGATGAAATTATATCTAATGCTACTTATGGTTTGTTTGGTAAAAGTGAAGAAGAACAATTAAAAGAAAAATATGCAGACTATGGGCAAGCACAAAAATTTCAAGATACATATGACAAGTTATTAAACCAAGAAAGTGCTTTAGATGATCAGACAGGTTATGGTCCAATCATAAACCCACAAAATATAGAAAATACCGAAAAAAAATTAATAGAACAGTCTAAAGCATTTAATACTATTTTACCTCCAAGTATGGGTTTTAAAGGAGATTTTGATTTAGATATGTTTTTTAATGCTCAAGCTCTTGATCAAAAAAGAAGAGAAGAGTTTGCAAAAGAAAAAGAACAACGATCTAAAGAAATAGGTATCTTAAAACCTTCAACAGGTCTAGAAGCAGTTGAACTTGCAGGTGGTGGTATCGCTAAAATGGCAGGTGATAGATCAGGTGCAATGACAAGATCCATGAACCCTGATTCACAGGGCTTGTCTTATTTATTTAATCGTGTTAAGAAGGTATAGGAGTAATAAATGGCAGATATAGATAAAGGACTCCCTAACACAAGAACTAAAATTGACATCCCTTCAGATGAAGAGATGGCAGAAGAAGTTAGTGTTCAGGAAGAAACAGAAGATCAAAAAGGACCTGTAGAGGTCATCCCAGAAGACGACGGTGGAGTTACATTAGACTTTGACCCAAGTGCAATAAATACGTCAGGTACAGAATCACACTTTGATAACTTGGCTGATATTTTACCAGAAGAAGCAGTTGAACCAATCGGAAACGAAATGGTTCAAAACTACATGGATTATAAATCTTCTAGAAAAGAATGGGAAAGCGCTTACACAAGTGGTCTTGATCTTTTAGGATTTAAATACGAAAACAGAACAGAACCTTTTCAAGGAGCTTCAGGTGCAACACACCCAGTATTAGCTGAAGCTGTTACACAATTTCAAGCTCAAGCTTACAAAGAATTATTACCAAGTGATGGTCCTGTTAGAACACAAGTTATAGGAGTTAAGAATACACAAACAGAACAACAAGCAAATCGTGTTAAAGATTATATGAATTATTTAATCATGGACACAATGAAAGAATATGAATCTGAATTTGATTCTATGTTATTTCATTTACCACTAGCTGGATCTACATTTAAAAAAGTTTACTACGACGTACCACTTGGAAGAGTGGTATCGAAGTTTGTACCAGCGGATGAATTAATTGTTCCGTATACGGCAACCTCATTAGACGATGCGGAAGCAGTTATTCATACCGTGAAAATTTCAGAAAACGAATTAAGAAAACAACAAGTCAATGGTTTCTACAGCGACGTTGAGTTAGGACCTCCAGGTACAGATACCAATGGAGAACTATCTAAAAAAGAACGTGAACTAGAAGGAACTAAGAAGACAGGTAAGAATGAACCTGTTTACACTTTGTTAGAGTGTCATGTTAATTTAGACTTAGAAGGTTTCGAAGATGTTGGTGAAGACGGAGAACCAACTGGAATAAAATTAC